TGAAACAATAAAGAAAAAAACACTATTGCTTTTAGAGGAGCATAATATAAGCAAAGATAAAATAACAATTTTTGTTGCTGATGAAGATGAGGAAAAAGAATATAAATCTTCTCTTGCAGGTGAATATAAGATAGTAGTTGGCGTTCCAACAATAGGGGCTCAAAGAAATTTTATAGAAAAATATTATCAAGAAAATACAAAGCTTGTAATGTTTGATGACGATTTGCACGGTGTTTTTTTAAAGGATGGCTCTAAGCTAAAGCCTATAAATAATTTAGAACAAGATTTTATTATAAAGGGCTTCAATTTATGTGAAGAAAATAACGCTAAGATTTTTGGACTATATGCAGCAGCAAACGGCTATTTTATGAAACATAGAGTTTATAAAAAGCTGTGCTATATTTGTGGGGGTGTATTTGGTGTTATTGTTGAACACGACGAATTTTTAGAAAGAAAAACAAATCACGGAGAAGATTATGAGTATAGCATAAGGCAATACATAAAAAACAAAAAGGTAATTAGGTTTGACGATATAACTATAAAATCTAAATTCTTTAAAGAAGAAGGTGGTTTGCAAACAATAAGAACAAAGCAGTATATATTTGATAGCATACATAGGATTTATAATATGTTCCCAAATTATTGCACACCATATATAAGAAAAAGTTCAGGCAATGCAGAATTAAGGTTAAGAGATAAAAGAAAATGAAGCGAATAGATGTAATAAGAAAAAAAATAGATAAGAAAGATTATGTGAGAAGAACGGCACATTTGTCTGATGTAACTAAACACATAAAGCAAGATGCTATTATATATTGTGAAGACAAACCTATTCTTGTATATAAAAAACTTAAAACATCAACATCAAAAGTGAGAAGTGCTGTGCAAAAAATAAAGTATGCATCAGGAAAAAGGGTTCACGGATTAAAATCTCAAAGTGCTGTATTTGGATATAAGCCAAGACAAGAAAATAGGGCTGATTATTGTAGTGCTACTGCAATGGCTAAAAATAGCCCTAATGAACATTACATTATAAGTCAGTTTGCAAAAGAAATACAAAAGGATTACAAAAAGTATTTTCCAGAAACATTTGAACACCATACTGAAACAGTAAAAGAAAAGATAAAAAAAGAGTGGGTAATAAAGGATAGTGTTTTTACAAGCGGAATAGTAAACAAAAACAATCAGCTAAACTATCATTTTGATAGCGGAAACTTTAAAGGGGTATATAGTAATATGATCGTATTTAAGGGTGATGTAAAGGGTGGGCATCTGGTAATACCTGAAATAGATATATCAATTGAAGTTGCAGATAATACAGTTAGTATATTTGATGGTCAAGACCTATTACACGGTGTTAGCCCTATAACATATTTACATAAAGATTCTTATAGATATTCTATAGTATATTATTCACTACAAAGAATGTGGCAGTGTATGGAGGTAGAAGAAGAAATTGATAGAATAAGAAAGGTTAAAATGCAAAGAGAAATAAAACGAAACGATCCGAAGCATATAGAGGAATTAAAGCAAAGAAGAAAGGAAGCAAAGCATTATAAAAATACAATAGAAAATGAACAAAAGTAGACACATTAAAAAAGAAATATTATTGAAGGCATTAGAACAGTCTTTAGGCGTTGTTACTGTTGCCTGTAAAAAGTCAGATATTCCAAGAAGCACTTATTACAAATGGCTAAAGGAAGACGAGGAATTTAAGAAGCAAGTTAAAGAGATAGAGAATGTAGCATTAGATTTTGCAGAAAGCCAATTACATCAACAAATACAAGACAACTCAACGGCAGCCACTATATTTTATTTAAAAACAAAAGGAAAGTCAAGGGGTTATGTTGAAAAATCAGAACTTGATATTACAAGCGGTGGTAATGTTTTAAGCAAACCTTCTTGGATTAATGAAGATGAAGAAACAAGCTAAACCATATTATGACGTAAAGAAATCTAAAAAAAGGATATGCGTATTGCAGGGGGGGACGAGAAGTGGGAAAACGTATTCTATTATATTGGCGTTGATTGAGTTTGCTTATAAGAATAAAGGCAAAGGACTTTATATAACAATAGCACGTAAGACTATGCCCTCGCTTAGGGGGACTTCAATGCGTGATTTTTTTGATATTCTTAAAAAAGAAAATTTATACAACGAAGCTAATCACAATAAATCTAATAATCTATATAACTTATACGGCAACTACTTTGAATTTATAAGTGTAGATCAGCCTGATAGAGTGAGAGGTCGGAAGCGTGAAATACTTTTTTTAAATGAATGTAATGAGTTTGGCTTTGAAGAATACACACAATTAGCATTAAGAACAACCTACAAAATTATAATTGACTTCAATCCAAGTGATGAGTACCACTGGCTATATACACAGATTATTGATGCAGACAGAGACGATGTGGACTTTCATATATCTACATACAAAGACAATCCTTTTTTAGATGATATTACGGTAAAGGAGATTGAAAGATTAAAAGAGGTTGACGAAAATTTATGGAGGGTTTTTGGTGAAGGGCAGCGGGGGGTTGCTACTGAAACCATTTTCCCTTCATTTAATATAATTGACAGCATTCCAGAAAATGCAAAAGAAATAGCATTAGGATTAGACTTTGGATTTACTGCCGATCCTACAAGTTTAGTTAAAGTATATAAGCACGATTTAGATTTATATGTTGATGAACTAATTTATGAGAAAGGATTAACGAACCAAGATATTGCACACAAGATTAAAGGATTAGGAATTGACAGAAGTATTGAAATTTATGCAGATAGTGCCGAGCCTAAATCAATAGAAGAAATTTTTAGGATGGGTGGAATAAATATCAAACCTGCTAAAAAAGGTGCTGATTCTGTGCGTATTGGAATTGATGTTTTAAAAAGACATAAGCTGAATGTAACTAAAAGAAGTGTCAATGCAATTAAAGAATTTAGAAACTATAAGTGGATTAAAAACAAGAATAACGAAATAACAAACAAACCAATAGATGCTTTTAATCACGCAGTTGATGCAGTTAGATACGTTGCATTAAACAAGCTAATGGTGTCTTATTCTGGGAAGTATTATATATCGTAAAAACAAATAACAATAATTTATATTTATTAGTAATGAAAGAGGTTAAATTAACAATACCAGATAGGTGGTCAGATATAACAATAGAAACCTATCAAAAATATTTAGAAATACAGGAGAGCAAAGGAAGTGAGAAAAGCAAGGTTGTAAAGAGTTTAGCGTTATTATGTAACACTAGCCCTTTTGTTGTAAAGAAGATGGCTTACAAGGATTTATTAGAGATAATGGAGATAATTAAAACAATGATAGACACAGAACCAAAAAAAGAAGAATTTAGAAAGACGTTTGTGTTCAAAAAAGAAAAATACGGTTTTGTTCCTAATTTGTCTGGAATAAGCACAGGTGAATATATTGACCTTGAAACATATTGTAAAAACCCTATTGAAAATTTACATATAATAATGTCAATATTATATAGAAAAATAACCTTTGAAAGAAACAAAAGATACGCCATAGAAAGCTACAATCCAGATCAATTCAAAGAAGAATTATTTAAGGAATGTCCTATGGATATAGCACTTTCTAGCTTAGGTTTTTTTTTGACTTTAGGCGAAAGGTTGGCGAGGACTTCGCTCAGCTTTTTGAAAGCACAGGAAACGAAACAACAAAAGGTGTAAGTATGCAGAGCAAGTGGGGGTGGTATAACATCCTATATTCACTCTGTAATGGAAACATCTTGAACATTGATAAAATAACAAAAATACCAATCTTGGAAACGCTAACATATTTAGCATATACGCAAGATTATAATAACAAACAAAGAAACAATTATGATTAGTTTTAGAAACGTAGTTGGATATTTAGAAACAATTGCAGAAAAGCATTATCAGATAAAAAGCTTTCATTCAGGTCAATTAGATGAGGTTGATTTAAACAAGCTTGGTGTTACTGATTATATTATATTATATGCTGAACCTGGAACAGTTGTTGTTAATAAGGGTGTTTTGACTTATAATTTTTCTATTTATGTTATGGATATGATTAGTGAGCAGATTGGTGCTGATCCTAATAGACAGCGTGTGGGTAGAGTAGATACATATTCTGAAACGCTAAATATTATTCAAGACGTGATTAACGAATTTCACCAGAACCTTTATTCTACATCTTGGGTTGATGACAGGGTTGTTTTAAGTTTGCCTATTAATGCAGAACCATTTACGGCAAGATTTGATAATACGCTAACAGGTTGGGCAGCAACCATAAGCGTTCAAGTTCCTAATACTAATGATCTATGTACAGTTCCAATATCAAATGAATAATGCAGTTTAATAATACCATACAATCAATGCAGAAACTTGGTGGCGATGTTGTCAAGGAAGGAAAGTCTATTCTCAAAAAGAAAAAGAAAGAAACCAAACAAAATACATTATATAACGACTTTAATTATTTGGTAACAGCATCAGATTCTTCTGTAACATTAGAGTTTGAATTTGGGGGTGCAGAAGATTATTGGGCGTTTGTTGATGAGGGTGTTAGAGGGGCAGGTGGCTACAAGGGTAGTGGAAGAATGAGAGGGCAAGGAAGTCCTTTTAAATTTGGTTCTAAAATGCCTCCAAGACAGCCTCTGATAAATTGGATTAGAAACAAACCAATAAAAGGCAGAGATAAAAGAGGTCGATTTATAAGCAATGAAAGTTTAGGCTTTTTAATACAAAGAGCAATATATCAAAGAGGATTAACAAGAACACAATTTTTTAGTAAACCATTTACGCAAGAATTAGATAAGCAAATGGAAAGTATAACAGAAGCTTTTGCTAATGATTTAGAATTAGCATTAGATACAATAATAAAGTAAAATTATGGGGTTAGGTAATATAGCAATAGTTCAATCGCCAAATTCAACAACAGGAAGTAAAGTTCCAGTAATAACCAATTGGACTCCTATGATTGGCTATATGATACATCAAGACGACATTAGTGGACTATATTTTTTTAAGCTTGTAATGGATGTAAGATTAGTTGATGCATCAGGTGATTTAATTGCTAGAATAAAACAAAGAAGAAATAGCTACAGCCCAGACGTTAGTGCTGAGGAAGCAAGGGCGTTTTTTGATTTAAGAGATATTATTAATAGTCAAATGGTAGACACAGTATTCGACCAAAACCAAAACGGTGTACCATTTGAAAGCATACACACACTAGGATCAAACACAGGTTTTACTTCTAAAATATTTAGCGTGAATGGTGACAGTAGAATTGGTAAAACACAAGTTCAAACTATATATATCAAAGCATACCAAGAATTTAGCGATGGTGAGGCAGTTATACCTACATATAATACAACTGAAAATGTTACTAACATAAAAACATATATACCAGCCTCATTGCCTTTGTTTACTCAAAGAAGTGTGGTAGGTGGAACGGTTGACTCAAGCTACATACAGGGTGATGAATTTCAGCCCTATCAATGCAATAGTGACACCGATCAATTTTTAAGTGATGTTGGAATAACAACTGATCCTACTTATGGTATTACAGGCTATATAAACTATGTTCGATGGAATGACGAAACGGATGTAGGAGACTATCATACAGTGGGCTTTTTAAACAATGGGGGTGACTGGGAAAGTGAAGTAGATAGAATGTATATTCAATACTACAATAAAAATGGTACACCGCTAGGAAGTGATTATGTGATTAATTACAGCGTAACAGGGGGTGCTTCACCATCTACTGCAAATACTGACACTGACTATCTTCTTTATTTCGGCTGTGGTCCAGGAAATTTAGAAGCACAAACTGCTTCAGGCTTTACTGTAGCAAGACCTTCATCAGCATCAAATATGAACTGGGCGTATTACAAAATATGGGGTGCAGACGCATCGGCACCCAACCCTGCTAAAACGGCTGAGTATTATTTTATAAAAGAGGGTTCAAGTTGCAAGGGCTTTAAAATTAGAAGATTAGCTTGGCGTAATAGCTTGGGCTGTTATGATTACTTTAATTTCAGAATGAAGTCTACTCAAACAATAGAAGTTACAAGAAACAATTACAATAGTATTTTAGGGCGTTTTAATGCTTCTAAATGGTATTATAACAATACTATGCGAGGTAAAAAAACAAGGCAGGTAACAGCAGTTTTAAAAGAAACATTAAATACAGACTGGCTAACAGAAGATCAAGCCTATTTAATGGAAAAGCTAATAATGTCAACAGATGTTTATATTGTTAAAAATGAAGACACAGAATTTACGCAGGGCGTTATGATTGTTGACAAATCAATAATTAAGAAAACAAAAGCAAATAATAAGCTAATACAGTACACGATTAAAATAGAATACGCTAATCCTGTTAATACAAATAGTTAATGAAAGTTCGTTTAGTAGCATATAGAAAAGCAACAAGTTCAGCAACGGCAGATAGCACTTTTCAGTTAGACCTGCAGGAAGAACCAAATATACCTTTGAATTATCAGTTTTCAGATATTAGAGAACCTGAATCACGAAAGGGTAGTTATAGTCAAACATTTAAATTACCTTTCACAGACAACAATAATAATTTCTTTCAGTATTGGTATAATGTTAATTTAGAAACTTTAGTATTTAACACTAGGGTAAAATTTGATGCAGTTTTATATGTTGGTAGCGTTCCTCAATTTGAAGGTATGCTGCAATTAAAAAGCGTATATCAAAAAGCACAATATTATGAGGTGGTTTTATTATCTAATAGTGCTACTCTATTTACTGTTATAGGAAACCAAAGACTAAAAGACGTTTTTAAAAATGATAACGGCTCTTATACTGACTATTATAATTATGTATATACGTATACAGACTGGTACGATAACACACTTTATAGATCGTGGGGTTCTGGTATTCAAAACACAGCAGGTGATTATTTATATGATAGTGACATTGGAATTTCACAAATAGTATACCCTTTTAGCGTTACTGAACAAAATTTCTATTACGATGGTGGGCAGGAAACTTTTCTGAATATGGATCAAGACGCTTGTGATGATATTGTAAATGACGAAAATGGTGGACCTCAAGCAGCTTGGAATAAAGCAGTAAATTTTAGTCAATTTAAGCCTGCAATACAATTAAGAACTTTATTAAGATTAATTATTGCAAGGGCAGGATTTACATATACATCTGACTTTATAGATGGTAATGGTGATTATTCTGATAAGTTTTTTGGTAAGCTATTTATGACATTGGCTAATTACACAGGACTTCCTGTTGCACCTACTGTTAGTTCAACGGCTGCAGAAAGTGGTCATTTTAGAGTTGCTGCAGATAGCGAGTGGGGTGATTTTTCATACCAAGTAATTGGTAGTGGTGGTGGAGATTGTGTAGATATAGTTGATGTTGTTATTCCTGCTAATTCAACCAACATTGGTG